GTATATCCATACTATATATTATATATATTATAAGGATATAATTTTTTATATATTTTAACGAATATTGTTCTCCTAAATTATTACCTTGTATATTTAATAAGCCTACTTATGTGAATTTTTAAGTGACAAAAATTATACTGTCACTGCATTTTACATCTATAACCAATAAACAAAATGAAAAAATATCATATCTCAAACTTATCATAAAATAAATGTATTACTTCAATAGTTTTATTTGTAGCATTATTACTCCAATATTCAATTTGATTTTTTAATATTTCAAGACGATTATTCCATTCTGTGTTATTATCTTTCGTTACAATAAAAATGCCATGGTTATTTGCTTTCCAACATGACTTAATGACTTGATTATTATTATTAACATACGAATCTGGATTAAATCGAATAATTACAAGTGGTCTAAAGCCAATATCTTGTGAAATTTCCATTAAACGTTTGTTTTCACAACTACAATCATAATCTATATGTTGATTTTCATCTATTTCTATAATAATAACTTGATAACCTAAGTCTAATAATAAATCTGGTCTTCGTCTGGAACAACCATCTTGAATTTTTTTATCTGTAATCCAAGTAAAGTTTGAAAAATGTTTTAATACAAAATCTACTACATTTTTTTCTTTTGTTTTATAATTTTTTGTTACTGGTTTATCTGGAAATAAATGAATATAACAAAATAAACAATATCCTTCGTATTTACTCAAACGAACTTGTGTGTTACACCATTCTGATAAACATTTTCGATTGACTACATCTTCCATATTATCTTTTTTATGTGAATAACAAAATATTCCTTTTGTTTCACCACTATAATTAAACATAGGTCTTAATAAACAACCTGTTTCATGACACAATTCATTCTTTAAATTTATCATTCCGTGTAATTTATGTTGAAAACAGTAAATTGGCAATTCATTATCAGTATAATTATACGATGGACTTATATTACATCCTTCTTCGATACATTTTCTATGTTTTCCGTCAATCATTCCTTCTAATTTATGCTTTGAACAAAAACGACAATGTGTATCATTTTCAAATTTATATGAAGGTGACATATTACAATCTTCGAATTCGCAACGATTATGCTTGATATCTATCATACCGTGTAATTTATGTTTTGAACAAAATCTACCGCATTTTTCACCTTCAATATTAAATTGCGCAATTACTTTACAATTAGAATATTCGCATCTTTTTCCAGTTACATTGACCATATCATCTAATTTATGGTGAATACAATATATTCCTTTTGTTTCATTTGGATAATTGTAAATAGGCGTAACATAACATTTTGCTTCGTTTGTACCTTTACATCGTTTAGTTGTCAAATTTACCATTCCATCTAAATAATGCGAATTGCAATATTTGGGTTTTTCATTTGGAAATCCAAATATTGCTCGTTTTCCATTGCAAGTTTCATTTTCACAAGTTTTATCAAGTACGTTTATCATACCTTCTAATTTATGACTACTGCAATAGTTACCTTTCTTTTCACCTAGAATGTTAAAATATGCAGATTTACCACATCCAGTAAGACACTTATTTACCATTTTATTGTTCATATATAATATCATGTTACCTTTATGTGTTTTACTGAATTGTATTTATTTCGAATAAGTAATGTAATGTGTAAATGTGCAATAAATGCCTAAATATATTTTCCAAATTTTTGAGTTATTTTTCTACCTACAAATATTTATAAAAAAGTATTTTTTGTGTATAATTTATTCCTACTATTACAATATATCAAATATAAAATTATAAAAAATTAATTTTAATTTTATGTAGGTATTTTTGATATAATTTCAAATTAAAAATTTATTTAGCAATTTCCATAGAAATTATTTTCTCTGCATAATATATATAAAAGCGAGCAATATGGGTGGAGCTTTAATGCAACTAGTCGCCTACGGCGCACAAGACGTATTCCTTACAGGAACACCAGAAATTACATTCTGGAAAGTATCATACAGAAGACACACAAACTTCGCAATGGAATCCATTGAACAAACATTCTCAGGACAAGCCGATTTCGGTCGTCGTGTTACATGCACAATCTCCAGAAATGGTGATCTTGCATACAGAACATACCTTCAAGTCACTCTTCCTGAAATCAACCAATCCATGAAGAACACATCTGGTGGCAATGTCTATGCCCGTTGGTTAGATTACATTGGTGAACAACTTGTTGCTCAAGTCGAAGTTGAAATTGGTGGACAAAGAATTGACCGTCAATATGGTGACTGGATGCACATCTGGAACCAAGTTACCCTTTCATCTGAACAACAACGTGGTTATTTCAAGATGATTGGTAACACCACCCAACTTACATACATCACTGATCCAGCTTTCGCTGATATCTCAGGACCTTGCTCTGCTGCTGGTGGAGTTTCACAAGTTTGTGCTCCTCGCAATGCTCTTCCAGAAACAACTCTTTATGTTCCTCTTCTATTCTGGTTCTGCAGAAACCCTGGTCTTGCATTACCATTAATTGCCTTAAAATCTGTAGGGCAGAAAAGTATCCATCCTAAAGTATCCGAGCCATGCTTTAGGGAAAAAATGTTGTGGTCTCGGGACAATGAATTTTGTCAACCCCAGATGCTAGTCTCTTGTTGTTAAACAACAAGGGGCAACATATCCAAATTGCGGGAAGTTCTTAAAGAAGAAAAAATATTTTGTGCACTACAAAATATGGGCTACGAAACTGTAAATGAAAGTTTACAGTGGCTGAGATTAGAACTCAGGTATCGTAAAAATGCCCCTTATGAAGATGGTAATACATCTGAAATAGATAATCCGCAGCCAAGTCTCTAAGTCCGTTATGATAAGGATATGAGAAAGGTTCAACGACTAAATGGTTATGGGTCTGAGAAGTCTAATCAACTTCAATGAAGACTTAAGATATAGTCTAGTCCCCAGCGTAATTCTTAATGTAATTGTTGATGAATTAAGAATGCTGATAAATACCCCGAAAGGGGGGGTGTAAGTGGTTCGTACAGTACCACGAAGTTAAAATCAACATTGATTTCAGACCAATTGGTGAATGCTTATGGGCTGTAAGTGATATTACATCCACATCAGGAACAAAATCAGTTACACAAGCATACCAACAATCTCTTGTTGCTGCATCCCTTTACGTTGACTACATCTTCCTTGACACTGATGAGCGTAGAAAAATGGCTCAAAACCCTCACGAGTATCTTATCGAGCAGATCCAATTTACGGGCGATGAATCGGTAGGATCATCATCGAACAAGATCAAACTTAACTTCAACCATCCTTGCAAGGAATTAATCTGGGTTGTTCAACCTGATGCCAACGTTGATTACTGCTCATCCCTTGAAGCCGGATCAACTCTATACAGAACTCTTGGTGCTCAACCATTCAACTACACTGATGCAATTGATGCTCTTCCAAATGCTATCCATGCTTTTGGCGGACCTGCTGAAACATCAGGTACCAATGCTTTCATCAACGCTTCTGGACTTTTCCAAATGCCTGGTGCTGCTGATGCAACCAATGCAGGTGATTGGGGAGCTGATAACACTCCTCTTGGTGGAAGTGGAAACGTTACTGCTCTATCTGATGCTGGAACATTCGTCCTTGCCGAAACTGCCCTTGACATGCACTGTTGGGGTGAAAACCCAGTTGTAACTGCTAAGCTACAACTTAACGGACAAGATCGTTTCTCAGAACGTGAAGGATCATACTTCGATGTTGTTCAACCTTACCAACATCACACCCGTGCACCTGATGCCGGTATCAACGTATATTCCTTTTCATTAAGACCTGAAGAACATCAACCAAGTGGGTCCTGCAATTTCTCCAGAATTGATAACGCAGTTCTTCAACTTGTCCTTTCATCTGGTGCCGTTGCCGGAACTGCCACCGCCAAAGTCCGTGTTTATGCAGTCAACTACAACGTCCTTCGTGTAATGAGTGGAATGGCTGGAGTAGCATATTCAAATTAAAGTAACTAAATAAAAAACTAATATAATTACTTTAAAAACAATATAAAGAATATA